GGATTTATAGATCTCTTAGCAGTTTTTAGATCGTAACCTGTTCTAAGTTCTAATCCACATCTTTCAAATGCTTCTTCTATAAACTCAGCTACATTAGGTTCAAAGTCTGTACTGCCTGAAAGTGCCATTATTCATCCTCTGCGTATAAATTATCAAAGACTCTATTTACGTCTAAAGTGTAGTCTAAATCAGATTTAGAATAATGTATATGTTGAGACGGTTTAAAGTCAGGCGCTCCTTCTCCTGTAACAAACCAAGCTGGATGTGTGGCTCTTACTCTATTATTTGGTAGTGCAACTATATTACCTGTCCATTCACCTGCATCTAGCAATTCCATAACATGACTGCTTTTGTGTTGTGCTGGGTCATCTGCTATTTCATTCTCAGCATAGTCAACCGTAAACATATATTTGGCTGGGAATATTTGACCGTCTATCTTAGCAAGCCAAGGACAAGGGGTTGCTCTATCTATTACATATACTGAATTATTATGTGAAGAACAGTCCCAAGGTTGTGCATCATGAACTGACATAGGTTTTGCAAAATCATCAACTAATGTATCTGCAACTAAAGCGGTTATTGGCATTCTGGCCCACATTGCACCCCCATGTATATTACCCTCGTTCCAATCTTCGCAGTTGGATTCTTCTCCGGTAAATATTATGTGAAAACTTAAACACCTGGTAGGCATGGTGGTAACACCAACCGCCATAGCATGAAGGAACTCTCCATGGTATTTTTCGTGATTATGAGTGTACTCTCTTCTTACCCAACATTTAAAATAGGGTATATTGCTGTAAAGATAAGCCACTAACTAAGTTAGATCTTCTCTTCTTCTATTGGCAAATCCTGCTGCTACAGACCCACCTTTAGATTTTTTCATAACAGCTCTGCCTTTTGACATTTTCATCATGGTGCCACCCTTAGATTTCTTCATCATAGTTCCACCTTTGGACTTCTTCATCATAGTTCCGCCCTTAGATTTCATCATTTTTTTGCCGCCTTTTGATTTATAACTAGCCATTATTTTTTACCTTTTTTAGTAGTTGTTTTCTTAGCAGGAGCTTTTTTCTTTGGCATATTGTAGTAAATACGGTCATCAGAAACAGACTCATCAGGTCTAACTTTAGCGTCTAACCTTGCTTGTAATTTTGGATCTTCAGATTTTTTCTTTGGCATAATTTTTTCCTAACTTACAGTTGTATATTTTCTTCTGTTTGACATAACTTTACCACAGCCTCTAGCTATCATTCCATTTTTCTTTTTTACTGCTTTTCCTGCTGAAAACTTTTGTCTTTTTTCTATTTCCTTTTCTATAGTCATGCCTCTGTTTGCTTCATAAGAATCAACTTCGCCATCTTTATTCAAATCAGCTTTTTCTGGGTTTTTTAATTTAGTCATAATTTTATATTACCTTAATCTATTTGCCATAACAATTCCTTGGCCTCTGCTTGTAATTGGTCCACCAGTTGCTGCTTTTTTTCTACCATCTTTCCAACTAATTGCTTTTGGTCCTGTTTTCTTTTTAGCTGCTGACGTACATTGTGCCTTTGTAGGTCTACACGCAGGATAAGGTCTTTTAGTGTTTGTTTTAGATTTTCTACCGCAAGGTTTACCTGTCTTACAATCAATCCAGCCTTTACCATCATTTTTAGAAAACCAATCTTTAAGTGTTTCTTTTTTAGCCATTACCTTCGTTTACTAGACATTACAATACCTTGCCCGCGGCTACTTACTGGACCACCTGTAGATTTTTTTTTCCTGCTTCCACCCATACGGTAATTACTAGGGCCGCCAGCGTTTCTACATTTGACCATATGCCCAGATCTATATGCAGAATTTTTAGGCATATATCTACTTACATGTTTATAGCAAGCATCTTTTCTGGTTTTCTCAGCCATTTAACAATCCCAGTCTTTTCTAGCCCAATAATTAGCACTACATCTATCTGTAGTACCACTCATTCCACCACTTCTAGCACAATAAGATTTCTTTCTTGCTTTACTATCTTTGTGCATACCAAGCTTGGCATCACCAAAAGTTATACGTTTGACTCTAGAGCTTTCGCTACTACAACCTTTTACAAAAACCTCTTTACGTTTTTTACCATAACCAGGGCTACCTTTTGAGATAGCCCTTGGTCGGTTAAGAGTTACTGTTTTGCCTTTGTATTCAGCCATTCATCTTAGCTGTATTCTTTAATTAAAGTTAAAACTATAACGTAAGAATCTCCACTAGCATGACCCGTAGTGGTAAGCTTTATGTCTCCTGTTTTACCAGAAGCAGCAGCAGTATTTTGTATACCGCCAAAGCCTGTAAAGTCTTCATCTGTCGTATAGTCTGAATTAAGATCCCAACAAATAGTATTGGTAGTCGCATGCCATAAAAGTTTGACACTCATACCAAAAGTTGAATAAACAATTCTTCCAAGTTTAACTCCAGTACAAGCTTGGCCATTAGCAGTATTAGCAGATAAAGCACTAACATCTACTTTTGTAACTGCACTTTCACCAGTACCATCTGATGTGTTAGTTAGCTGTATAACAGCTATTCTATTACCATCTTGTATTGTTGTTGATGTAACTGCATCTGCCATTGTTTACTCCTATCTTTCGACTGCTGCTACTACGTAGTCAATAGTCATAGTTTTTGCTGCTGCTTCACCATTTTGTATACCGAATGAAACTGTTAGTTCTTCATCAGTTACTAAGTTAGTGTTAGCTACAGCTACAGGTTCAGCATTGTCTATTGAGTAGTACACTTTTGAAGTATCAGGATCAATAAACCAAGTAGCTACAATAAACGTATCGTCAGCAATTGTTGCTACACTTGAAGTAGTTGTTGCAGAGTTATCTTTTTCAACTAAGAAATCAAGACCTGTACCGCCGTCTGCTTTAAGGAAGAAAACACCATCAGTTGTATCAAGAGGTGTGGTATCTGTAATACCAAGACCCATTACAAAGTCAGATTGTGTAGCGTCGCTTACTTTGAATCTAGCAGAAAAGTATGCTCTTTTGCTTGTGCTTAATTTGAACCCTTCACCTTTTAATTGTAAAAAGTCTAAATCATTATCACCAGCAGCGTTTGTAAGCAATAAAGCTCCGCCTGCGGATGAAGTTACAGCTTCAGTAGCACTACCTGTACCAGCTTCAGTTGTTGTTATTGTCCAATCACCAGAGTTATAAGTGAAAAAATCATTTTGGTACATGTAGTACGTTTGATCTGATGGATATGGAACGAACATAGGTTGGTCTTTCTTATGCTTGGAAGCAACAGTATTACCCGCCCATAGTATTAAGTTTTGGAAATGTGGATTAGCCATTATGAACTCCTTATATTTGTATTAATGGAAACCGTAAACGGCCCTCATCAAGCTAATTAATTTTAAACCAATTTTAGTTTACACCTGAAATATAAATGTCGCAAGAAAAAGGGAGCCGAGGCTCCCTTTCTTAATTGTAGTTGAGTTATAAACGCTACAATCAATCGTTCATTAAGCTCCTTGAGAACCGAACACGGCTCTGAAGTTAGAATATCCAAATGAATATCTTTCTCTAGCTTTGTATCTCATGTTTCCAGTATCGAAATCACCTTCTAATGCAGTTTGCATTGGAGATCTTTCAAAATACTTAAATCCATCAGGACAGTCTGTTTTCAAGAAGAAAGCATCTGTATCTGTTAGATAATGATTTACAACATAGCCATCAGGAATCATACCTTGATTTCTGATTGAGTTAATGTCGTTGTCAGAAGTACCAACTCGCCCAGGAGTTTGTAATAATCTGTCAGCAACAAACTGCAACTGAGGTGGAACAATTAATTTCATTCCTCTTAGTGCAATATTAAGACCTCTATCATCAGTAAATGTAGAGATATTAATTAATGCATCTTCAAGAGAAGTTTCATTAAGATCCGCCATAGTTGTAGCTCTATTTGCTAAAGAACCACCTCCGCCTAGCGGGTGATCTGTAGCGATTAATACTTTGCCATCACCGCCAGTTGTAGAGAACGCATTGTTCAATACAGACGCAGCTTTGATTTGCTTTGTATTAGCCATAGATCTAGCTAGTGCTTTAGTGTATCTAGCACCTAGACGATCATACAGATTATCTTCAACAGCTTCTTCTGTTAGTGCGAATGCTAAAGCAACCGTCTCGTGAGTATAACGAGAAGTATAACCTTCGTTAGCGTTGTCAAATCTGACTCCACTACCTTCTGATTTTACTTCAGCATTACCAAACCCAACGATTAAAGTTTCTTCTTCAAACGCTCTATCAGAACTCTCTGTATCAAAGATTTCTGCATGCTCTGCTTCATATCTAGCATATTCCATGCCGAACAAGGCGTTTAAGCCTGGCTCTAGTTCCTTCGCTAATTGCGACCTATTTATTGCCATGATTAAACTCCTGTAAGAACAACATAGAAATGCTCATTAAACTTCACTATAACATTCACGTTAGCTGAACCTGTAGTGCTGTTATCTGGATCAGAGGAAAAGCCCATGATTCTAAAAGTCGCAGTTGTTGCGGCTGTTGTTCCAGATAGTTCTACTGCTGACATACCAGTTTTGGTAGATCCTGCGGTGTAAGAAATATCTGCATTTAAGCCTACATCAGTTTGCGCTGGAGAACCGGCACTCTGAATTTCAAATACAGCATTAGGGTCATCTTCTACGAATGCTACAATATCAGCCGATACGGTTCCATCAGGAAAATGTGAACTAAAAATAGTATCACCTGAAGAGTTTGTAAAAGAACAACCTCTAAAAATTCCGATAGATTCATCACCAGCAGCAGAAACTAAGATAGTACCTGCGTTAGTCATTTTTACCAAATCGCCTGAAAAAATATTCCCTGAAGCACCTGAAGCAATTTTATATTCTGTCATTCCGCCATTAGCGATACCAGAACCTAATTTGCCTACAAGTCTTGCTCCGAATGGGGCATTTTTGTTAGCCATAATAAGTTACCTATATTATTTAAAATTAATAAAATTGATGATCAACTACGTTGACCACCTCCAAAAGTTACTTTGCTTGACCTCTCCGGGTTCAAGATTGGAGAGTTTGGATCTGATTCCCTTAAAAGATCATTGTCTACAGCA